AAAGGTTTTAAACCTTTTTCTGTTCTATATTTATTTGTTTTTACATATCGAGCTTGCATTTTTTCGGCTGATATTGCTTTTTTATATGCACCTTCATCATCTGAACCTATAGCTGCTAAACCTCTTCCTTTTCTTTCTTCATTAATTCTTTCAAGATTTTTTTCTTTTTTAGCGGCATCTAATTTTTCTCTACCTGCTTTACCAATAAAAAATCTAAAGAAAGCACTTTCTGTTACATTACTTAAACCATCAGCTAATGCATCTAATGATCCTCCACCAACAAAAGAGGCAAATATATCTTTTGCTCGTGATATTGCTTCATTAAATTTTTCTGTTGCTGATTGTTCTGATTTTCTTAAATATATTTGCTCACCAAGAGTTTTTCTTAATTCCTCTTCTGATTGACCTGCAGCTTGAGATGCTATTCTAATTTCTTGTAATGAAGCTTTTTCTAAATTAAAATTTTCATCATCAATCCTTAATCCTGCAAGTTTTAATTTATTTACTACTTCTAAATTTTTCTTAGCTAAAGCATCATTTTTTGATTTTTTATCGTACATATCAGCTAACTCATTAACCTCCATTCCAACAGCTTTAGCTAAAGCTTGTCTTTGGATGATATTCATTGATAAAAATTCTTCTTGAGTTCCTGCTTGTCTTGAAATTTCTTTCATTAAGTTTTCAGTATCACCCATTAAAGCATACTCTCTTGCTTTTGATAAATTTAACTGTTTACCTGTAAGTAATTCAGCAGCCATTTCATTTTCTATAGAAGATTGAAAACTTAATAAACTACTAGTTACTCCTTCCATTTGACTTAATTCAAAACCTAATCTTTTTGCATTAAATACACTCTCAGCAATTGCAAATGAGTTACCTCTAAAATTAGCCCTTAAATTTCCTGATACCTTTGTTGCTGCTTCTAAATTACCTATTACATCAGCTGTTAACCCTTCTTGTGAACTTAAAAATCCTGCTTGCTCAAAATATTCTCTAGTCATTTCTTTAAGAGGTTGACCAGTTTTAACTGACTCTAAAAATAATCTTGCTGATGCATCTGCACTTAAACCAAATTTTTCTGTCATCATTGTAGCTTCAGCTACATTTTGTCCCATTTCACTTCCAAAATCTTTTAATATATTTACTTGAAAGCCTAACTTTTGGTTAATAGCACCCATAGTTTTTAATAACCCTTCCTGAGTTATAGCAACACCACCTGCTGCTTTAGATGCAAGGTTAAACTCTATAACTGTATCATGGGTAGATCTTCTAA